CGGCGAAAACATAGTTATTGCCGGTTACTCACCTTATCACGGTGGGTTGAATCGTTTAATACATTCAATGCTAGACAGACTTAAACAAATAAAGGAACCACAGTTTGCTGTGTACGCCGACAATGTCTATATAATGTATTACCGCGACCAAGAAATTATTTGGGTTTCATTGGATGGTTCTAAGATGGAAGCGAGTTGTACGGCGGAGCTGGTTAGGTGGGAAGTTCGACGATGGATCCTCGAGGTTGAGAAACTTGGGGGAACCATTTCGGGAAAATTTAAAACATATTTTAACAATATAATGCCCAACCAAACAGCCCGCCCGATCGCGGTCATCGGAGATCAACAAATACAATTGCATCAGCTAGCCTCAGGTGCGGTTGGTACTTTTCAGTTTAACACGAGCCTCATGGTCTTGGCAGTCGACAGACTCAAGAAAAAGAAGTTCGTTGAATTCATGAACGTTGCGGCTAACTCATTACTCACTAGTGTAACCAACATCTTTAAAGAAGTTGGGGTCACGATTAAGTTAGAAGCAGCAGTTCGGGAGTTACAAAACCCCCCTCTAAATCAAGAAATCAAGTTGGACCTACTCGGATTCAATGCGAGGATATTTCAGGTTAATGGAGAAATCATCTGGGCCCCAGTTTTGGCCCGGGATCGGCTCCTAAAGACAGTGATATTCCCGAAATCCGAGCAAGACCAATTGGAAGTCTCGAAGTGGATGATGTTCGTAAATTCATATGTTAGATTCCAGCAAGTTTACATGCTGGGGGCTTGGGCGGACCCGTACATGGCCGCTGTCATACGTAAATATTTAGCAAGTCAATTAAGGAACTTGGGACACCTCATAGCCAGGAGTAACGTCGCGCCGGAAACGGTGGGTCGTTTCCTGTTGGATAATGCGTTAGCAGATCTAGAAGAGGATGACCCATCAAGACCGCTACTTATTTCTATGTTCACGGACGTCACGGATCTTAAGGATTTGCGCCTCCTGCCCGATCACCGCTTTATGAGTCGATTAATACTGGGTCGCGACCTCGAGGGTGAGTTTAAATACTTCACCTCCAGAGGAATAGACCCTAGGGAAATTGATTATAAAGTCAGGATGATCGGAAAGGTCGAGCAACCTAAACTCAAGTATGGACAACTAACTTCACTAATTACAGCACTCAACAAACCGCCGGTTTCGGAACCAGCGAGCATCGGTCCACCCTCGGTCTCGGCCAGACCTAATGTGAAACGAACCCTTCAAAACAAGTCAAAGATTGACGATGACATCTTGAAGGAGCGCCTCGATGATTTCGAAAAGGCCCTGTTGATGATGACTCAGAATAAAGTGCGCTTCCATTTGGTAGTGCCTAGGCCCCATGACTATAGGGGCAACAAAATATTAG